CATTTTTTCCTTCTAAATCTCTTATACTTACCTGGATCGTTCAACCGACAAGAATGTTCGTTTGGATAGGGTTTTATTTCCGTTATCTCTTCGGCATCCTTTATGTCTTCCAATGAAAACTTTTTATTTTTAATAATTTCACAAGCGGGACACTTGGATTTTTCAGCCAATTCTTCCAATGCTTTGGTCACCAACGCCAAATTCATTTTTCTTGCCGAAACCAAAGCGCCAGCCAAAGCAGGCACATTCACCCAAGAAACTTCCAATAATTCCTGTTTTGAAAATTTTTCTCCATCACCATAAATTCCTTTTTCAATCTCAGCGTCAAACGCCCTGCGATACATTTTAGTCTCAATTTCAATATTGCCTTTAGCGTCTTCTACTAATGGCAGAAATCCAACACTCATCGCTCTTAAAAACCCACCTTCCACTAATGTTCTTAACTCACGAGCAAATGGAGTATCCGCCCATACTCCCCTTATCATTAATTCTTTCTCGTCTTCAACCCAAACCTTGGTGGCTTGAGATACCGGAGGAATGGCTGGCATTCCAAATCCACCAGAAGAGTGAGACCAAAGAATTATAGGATTTTTTCTGTAATTTGTAAGATACCAGCCCTTCGGGTCTATAGTATCTCCTAATCTATCAACCTTCCCAGAAGAAGCAACAACTTCAAAGGTTCCTTCTTCTGCGTCTATAGATTTAACTTTAGCTTCTAAAAATTTTTTAATCATATTTTATGTTTCTATTACGGGTAAAATTGTGCACCGACAATTTATTATTTCTTCTGGATCTCCCATTGGGTCTCCTGGAAATAATAAACCATTACTAAATCTTTCGTCAAGTTCAACCACCTTACCATTCATTTCAGCGTGACTATCCCTCACTCTATCATCCATTGTAGCAAGCCATTCTTTTTTTTCAACAACATCAGACTGAACATAAGCTTCTATAGTCGCCTCATTACTCGTTGATAAAACTTCGGTTCGGGCAATTCGTTCGGTTTCCATTCCCTTTCTAATTTTGAAAACATCGGCTACTCTTTTACTTAATTCATCAATACCCTCTTCTTCGTCTACCCCTTCTGATAAAACGTCTTTCAATTTATCTTTTGTAGTTTCATTTATCTCATTAGCAAACTTAAAGGTTTTCTTGTCTATGAATTTTTTTACCCTGTTGGTCAAGGTAAAATCTTCGGTTCCGACCAGCTTAGCCGCTCTTTTACCCCGCCTCTCTGTTATGTTGGTGAAAATTGGAGTTGACACTTCAACAAAAATCCTGTCTTCTAAATCCCAATTTATAAGATCGTATTTTCCTTTTGTAAATGTCTTACCCGTAAACTGAGACTTCAATTCATCTTGTATTCTTTTTTCTTGGCTCTTTAAAAGCCTTCGGGTTAAAGTGGCAAATAGTTTTTCATCTCCGCTCAAAATCTTGTCGTGCTCTTCCCAATACTTTCGTTTCGCTTCCGGAGTAAATTCTTTTTTATGGCGAATGAAAAGACTCCTCAATTCTTCCTTTAACTGCATCTCCAATTTAAGTTTCCTCTTGCCAGCCAAAACTTTCTTTCTTAAAAATTCCTGCTCTTTTTCTTTTTTGTTTTTATAGTAATTTTTTGACTCTATCCCGCCAGTTTTAATCATTTTTTGTTCTGTTGCCCCGCCGGCTGGCGTTGAAGTAATAGGTAGATAGAAATCCCAACCTCCTTCTATTGGTGGTAACCCTTCCCTATCTCTAACTTCGTTTATCAAAAGCCAATTCATTCTCAATCCAATTTCGTATTCGTCCAGCAAAGATCTCCTGTCTTGTGGAGCCATTTTTTCAAAATCAAGGTAAAGATTGTCGCCATATTCAGGAACTAAAAATTCATTTAACCTCTCAATTATTCTTCTAACTTTTGGTTCAATAGTTTCTGAAAGAAAAGTGTAAATCTGGGCTTCGGCTTCGGCACGGTTCATTCCCTGCATTCCAATAATTGACTTCGGAACTCCGAACCCCGCCAAAATTTGCTGGGCGGAGTTTTCTTCTAACTGGGTGAATTGCATATCCTTCATACTGTCCGTGATTTTTTCTATTTTCACATCTTCGCCTTCCAGTATTCCAAAGGAGTGAGATTTTGAAATCCCACCATATTTCTTTTGCCAGTTCTTTCTAAATTCTTCCTTCTCCTCCGCACTCATTTTATTTTTGGTTAAAATAACAGTATCGGGAATGGCATTATTGTAAAAAAAATTCTTGTTCCATCTAATAGAGTAAACAAGGTTTTCCACTATTTCCATAATGGGAGCAACCGTCGGTAATCCATAAAAAGCACTCTTTGGATTCGGCTGTTTGAAATGAATAATATCCTCAGGAGCAAAATTTTGTTTTGTCCCATTTGGTAAAGTATATCTATATTCCTTTATTATCTTATCCGGATCTTCTATCACTTCTACCCGGTCTGGTCTCAACATCCAAAGTTCTAAAGGTTTTCTGCTATTTTTTCCTCTAGCTTTATACCAATAAGCATTTCCCAACAATTCAATATAAGTCTGCGTTATGTCCATCATTTCAAATTTGGTCGTGAAAGGATTCACCTGAGCCAATAAATCAAGTAAAGGGTGATTCTTCACTTCGTCAATCTTTTCTTTGCCGGGAGTTCCTAATATCTTGTAAAGTTTAAATTCGGCATTAGCCACTTTTTCAGCGATTTTTCTGATACAGGTAAAAACCAAAAAACACATCTCATAAGAGTCAAGATAATCCCTTTTTGTCGGTTGGTAAGCGGACTCCCCAAACCTCAAATTCCCTTGAAAAACCCAATAAGATTTTTTGACAAAGCTAGAAATCTTTTTGAAAAAATTATTCATTGAAAACAACTTTATTTACAAAAGAAATAATAAACTTCCTCATTTTTTCAACTGGAACCTCCGAGGAAAAACAAAAACTCATTTGTATTAGTTTAGATGATTTACCTGATTGAGGGTCTTTTATAAAAATCCACCTATTCAAATTAGGAGCTGGTAATAATTTTACTTCTGACATATTTTTATATATTAAAGCCAATCAAAAGCAACTTTCGTCTTGCCTTTATCTTTTAGACAAAATGTCAACATCAAAGCATCAGCCACATCTGGTGAAACTAACCCTCTTTTCTTTATATCTTCTTTCGGCTCAATTTTCAACTGTCCTTTACCACCGGAGCCAAACTTGTATTTGATATTGGCCACCTCTAAAAAGTCATCATCTTTTGGCAAGGAAGCTGTTTTAATCCACTCCTTCAAAGACCAATAGGCTTCGGCTCGGATATTGAAAAACTGCTCCTCGTCAATTGCCCTTACTCCAACGTTTACTCCATTAACATTCAACTCTTTTTCTTTCATTCTGTCAACCACGCCGCCACCAACCCCGATATCATCAATAAAAACATTTTCAGGCAAAATCGCTTCTTCGGTCATTATTCTCAAAACTCTGCCCACCGTTTGCATCGTGTCCTCTTTCACATATGATTCTTTCCTCAAAACCTTCTTACCCTGCCTGACAACAAAAGCTGTTCTGTCGTTTCCGAACCTTGCTACATCAACTCCCAGCATTTTTTCGCCGGACGGCGAAACTTCTCTTATAAAAGCTGCTTCCACTTCGGCGATTGAAATCAAAGTATCGGCTTCCGATTTCGGAAATTGTCCTTTAACTTTTATTAGATAAAGGTTGCTATCCTTCCCGTATTTTTCTTCCATCTCTTTCGGATAGGTCAAAGACATCAAACCGGGTATCACTATTTCATTCTGCTTAATGTTCGGAATATCATTATCTTCAATATGGATTTTCTTTACGCCTTTTTCTTTAAACAAATTCGCAAACGAACCGTTGATTCGGTAGGGATTTCCCAAAGCTAATAACTGGGATTTCGCCGAAGTAAGCAAACCATCAATCGCTCCCCAAATCGCTTCGTCAATCCCCGAACCCTCATCAACTATAATCAATATCTTACCTGTTAGCGAGTGGAACCCAAGCATTCTTTCCGCCACCTCTGACGCCTGTCCCTCTTTTCTGGTAGCCAATCCAATAGCAAACCAATTATCACCAAAAGTTAATTTCGTTTCCAATAATTTCCCTCCGGGTATCATTAATTCAGTAATCTCCTCCATCCTATGATAAGCACCTCTAATTTCCCGCCACAAAATTTCCTTCACCTGTGTCCAAGAGGGAGCGGTTGTGATAACAAGGCTATCAGGATTTAAAATTAAATAAAGCAATCCAATTCTCGCTCCAATAAAACTTTTACCCGAATCGTGGCAACTACGAACTGCAGTTTTTTTATTTTTTTCTAAAAGAACTGATTCGGCAATTTCAATCTGTTTTTCCCAAATGCCATATTGGCACTTAAAGAAATACTTAATTCCCCACACGGGGTTCTCCGTCGCCGCCAGTATCACTTTTGTTATTTCTCCTTTGTTCAGCATCTTTCAAGGCGTTTTCCGCTTGGCGAACCAATTCCACAAACACAAGCGGTTTATCTTTAGCTCCCTGTAATTCCTCAATGTTGACTGGCAAACCAAGTTCAATCTGGATTCTCTTGTAAACATCTCTTACACTTTCCTGGTAGTTTCTGAAAAATATCAATTCTTCTGGGCTAATTGGCTTTTCTAAATTTGCCTGGGCCATTCTTCCCAAAATTTCAAGATATTTGGAGTCTAAAGAAAAAAGTAATTTTTTATTTATCAATAAATCTTCTAATGAAATCTTTAACTTTTCAATCAACGCCTTGTCGACTTGCTTTTGAATGTTTTCCGCTCTTTTTCTTTTCCATTCTTTTTTATCTTCGGTCCAGCCTTTTGTTTGTCTCGCCATATTTCCATCTTCAGCCGTCTCCTTGCCTAACGTCTGCCTGATAAAAGAAGCCACCTCTAAATGGTCAGAGTTAAAAAAATTTCGTTTTAAAGCATCCCAATCATATTTTTGTATGCCGTTTTCCATACTAATTTGCTTTGTTTTGATTAAGCCGAAGAAAGCCCCGCCTAATTTGTTTCAACCCCTTCCTTGCCCAATTAAGCGTTAGTTTTTCGGCTTAAAGCT